GTTGTAAACGAGCGAAGCCCCGCAGGCGGACAACCAGAACGGGGCTTCGAGATCACCTAAGTGATGGAGCAATTTTATGACATCGGCAGAAATATATCAATTCCCGGCAACGCCAGCGGGCGAAGTCAGGGAAAAGCGAGGCCCGCAGGTGGAGGACGGTTACACCAGGATCGCCAACGAGCTGCTTGAGGCGGTCACGAACTCTCATACCTGCCCCGTCACCCTGCGTCAGCTCCGCGTGGTGCTGGCCGTCATCCGCAAGACCTACGGCTTCAACAAGAAGACCGACCGCATCAGCGATGGACAGATTGCCGCCGCCTCTGGCCTTACCCGCCAGAACGTCAACGCGGCAAAGCGTGAGCTGATAGCCATGAGCGTGCTGTTCCTCGAGGGTAATCAGGTGGGCGTCAACAAGCACCACCAGGAATGGGAATTCACTGCTCGGCCTGAGAAAGACAACCTTCGTCAAACTAGAGACACTGTCTCTAAAGCAGGTACAAAAAGTGTCTCTAAAAATGGGTCACACAAAAGACAGAAAGACACTCTCTCTACTGACGTAGAGAGAGATGCGCCCAAAACCCGCCGGCAGCGTCTCGATGTGAACGCCTTTGCCGACGAGGTTTCCTTCGACACATTGCAGGCATTCGCCGACCACCGCCGCGCCATGCGCTCACCGCTGACTCAGCGCGCCCTTGAGCTGACCGTCAAGGCGGCGACCAAGGCAGCCGACGAGCTGGGCATCACGGCAGAACAGGCCATCGACGAGGCTATCGTCGCAGGCTGGAAGACCGTCAAGGCCGAATGGCTGCGCAACCGGGGCGCCGGCAAGCCTGCCGACGCCCATGACGCGCCGACCTGCCCGCATGCCGACATCCTGGCGATATGGGATCAGACCTGCGCCAAGGTGAAGGGCGCCGCGCCCAACCTGCTCGACTGGCAAGGCACCAAGGCAGCCGAATCCCTGGCCGAGCGGTGGGCCGAGTTCTATAACGCCGAGGTCAACGGAAAGATTCGCTACGACTCGCTGGAGACCGGGCTTGACTGGTGGCGCATGGCGCTAATCCACATCGCCGGCAAGCAGGATTTCCGCAACGCTGATATCGACATCTGGACCGTGTTCTACAAGACCCGGTTCAGCAAGGCGGCGAACGGCAACCTCTGCGGCCAGGGAGGTGCCACACGATGAACGAGACGCAGCACTACGAGGCCCTGGTTATCGGCGCATGCCTGCAAGCGCCCGAGCTAATTGCCTACCTGCCCCTACAGCCTGCCGACCTGTCTGGCGAGTATCACGCCGAGATATGGGTAACGATGCAGCGCCTAATTGCCCGCGGCACTGCGCCGGATCTGGTCACCGTCTCCGACGGCTGCTCGGCTCCTGTCTCCGTCCTCGCCGACGCGATGCGTGAGTGCTATAGCACCAACTCCGAATTGGTCGGCAACTGGGCGGGAATCGTCAAGCAACGCGCCCGAAAGGACCGGCTAGTCGCCGGCCTGCAATCGCTCGCCATGGCCGATGACGAGCCCGATGTCATGCTTCACCAGGCCCGAGAACTAATCCTCGGCATTGAATCTGACACGCCGAGCCGCGAGAAGAGTAATCGCGACATCCTGCATGAGCGCTTGACAGCCCTTGACGACCGCATCAGCGGGAAGGTTTCTCCGATTGGCCTGACATTCGGCGTTGGCGACTTCGACCGCCTTAGCTACGGCATGAAGCCGTCCGAGCTAATCGTGCTGGCGGCCCGTCCTGCCATGGGGAAATCCGCACTGGCCCTACAGGCGGCGCGCCTTAGCGCCGAGGCAGGCAAGCGTGTCGCGTTCTTCTCTCTGGAAATGGATGTCGGCGAGCTTTTCGACCGAATGCTCTGCCAACACGCCAGGTTTCCTGCCGATCACTACGCCGAGCCAGCAAAGACAGACCGCGACTTCTCAGAGCTGAGCGACGCGGTTTCCTCGCTGCAAGACGCTGACCTGCACTGCATCGACAACGTTTTCGACATCGAGGGCATTACCGCGAAGAGCCGGGCTATTCACAACAAGGCGCCCGTCGATCTGGTGGTGGTGGATTACCTGCAACTGATCGGCACCAAGGGTCGCGCAAATCCCAATCGGGCCGTCGAGGTCGGCGAGTATAGCCGCGCCCTTAAGATGCTCGCCATGCAGCTCGGCTGCCCGGTGCTGCTTCTCTCACAGCTCAACCGCGACGTAGAGAAGCGCCCCGACAAGCGACCGCTGATGGCGGATCTTCGCGAGTCCGGCAGCGTCGAGCAGGACGCCAACAAGATCGTGATGATCTACCGGGACGAGATCTACAACGATGACACCCAAGACAAGGGAATCGCCGAACTGATCCTTCGCAAACACCGAGGAGGCATGACCGGCATGGTGCCGTCCTCCGCAAATCTTCGCTGGTTCTCCTTCGGCGATCTGGCTCGAGACTGGCAACGACTGGAGGCTCCGCGCCATGACCCATTCGCTTGAATCGAAATGGAACGCCCATCAAGGCTATGTGATGCGCTCGCTTGCCGAGGCCAAGGTGGCTGAGTTCATGACCAAGATCGGGGTTTGCTGGGTTTACGAGCATATGCCTTACGACTTCCGGGGCTACCTGCCTGATTTCTACCTGCCGAATCTTGATGCCTTTGTTGAAGTGAAAGGCGCGGCGGCCACCGATGATGAGATTGCCAAATGCGAGCGTCTCCACGAAGAAACAGGGCGGCCCGTGATATTGAGTGAAGGCAGCCCGTCTGGCGCGGGCTGGCAGCCCCGGCTGCTTCTTGCCGGGTATTGGCGAGCGATTCCAATGAGGAAGATTCGCCATGCCGTAGATAGCTGCGCAAGACCGATGAAGGCTGAGCGATTCCGATCTGCCTTCGACCTCAGCCGAATTGGCGAAAAGATTCCCCGGTTAATTGGCATGGACTGCGATGTGTTGCGCGTCAGCCTCCATCACGAGATGGACCCCAAGTCTCGGGCGATTTACGAACACAACGGTCCGGTGACGAATGATCGCCTTCAGGACATGCGAAATATCGATCGCTCTGACGCAGAACTGTTCTGCATTGACTTCCTGGAATCACGCCAGGAGGTGGAGGCATGAGCATTCCCGTCGGCATGAGTACGTATTACAAGCGAATCGCCCTATGGGGATACACCCAGGATGAGGCCGGCACCTGCCCGCGAGGCATGCCGGTCTGGATGTACCGCATCGAGCAGAGCGAGGCCCGCTCCGTGCGCGACATGCTCGCGGAGGGCGCTGCGACGGCAAGAGATACCGGCTACAGCCTCGCCGATCACGCGCGCGAATGGGGCGTCAATCCTTCGACGCTCCAGCACTGGTCAGATAAATGGGGCATACGCTGGCCGCTCGGCGCAAGCGCATTACAGCGTGAGGCGGCCCGGCAGAACGCGATGCACATCAACCAGCGGAGGGCATCGGCATGAAGATAACCGCGTACGAGCGGGGCATCAAAAGCCCTAACGGACACTTCGCCACGCTCGATGAGATCGATGAAGACGAGCGGGCCCGGCGCCGTGAGCTAGTGAGAGCGGCAGTAAAGCGGATGGGAAGTCCGACGGCGCTAGGCAATGCGATCGGCGTGGGGTGCAGCCAGGTCAGCGCTTGGCGGAATGGTCTAAAGCCAGTCCCGACGCGTCTCGTGAAATCGGTGAATTCCGTGCTCGAGTGGAGCGATGACCAGGTTGCCGAGATGCGCGAATCGGGGTCGATCATCCCCCGTTGGACAGACGACCAGGCCCAGTTCCTGGCCGAGCGCTACCACCTGCCCCGCTGGCCGGCAAAATGCATTGCTGCCGAGCTAGGACGCAGCGAGAAAGCTGTTCATGACAAGGCCCGAGCGATGGGTCTCACCCGCCCCGCCGGGCCAGGAAGTAACTCTATCCGGCAACAGCTCATCCGCCTCGGCATCCCCCAGCGCACGTTTTACAACGTGCGCGAAGAGCTGTTCGAGCTGGGCGCCGAGCATACGACCGAAGACATCATCGAGATATGCCAGGCCAGGAGGATCGGATGAGCAAGGATCTCACCTACGTCATCGAGGGCCTGGGCGACCTGCGCATGAAGATGACCACGGCCTACCACATGGTTGCCAAGGCCTTGCAGGCAGGGCCGGTGGAAGTGGTGCTT